AGCGGCCAACGGCATTGGTGACCGTGACGGTGGCATTGTCAGCCGGAGCCGTGCGGATATGCGGCCAGAGCGAGAGTGTGGCCTCGCCGCTGCCGTTGGTGTTCACATCCTCCAAGACCTTGTGCAGCGTTGCCGTTCCGGCTGCGCCAAGCTGGATGTAATCGCCAGCCTTGAGCCAATCGGTGACGTTGGCCGTGCAGCCGTCGATGTTCAGTTCTTCGCCTGTCTGGCTGCCACCGTTCACTCTGGGTGTACCGCCGATGGCTCCTTGCGGGGTGGCGCACAGCGGATCGCCCATCGTGAACGTGCCGAAGCGTCCGCGCAGGCTGACCAGCCACGCAACCCAGATCGCGGCATCTTCGCGCTTCATCGGCGGCAAGGTCACGTCAGCCTGCCACATCTGCCCTGCGCTGGCCTGCGCTTGGCCAGAGTATGTAAACGGCGACATCTCATAGATGACCGCATTGACGGCCCACAGTTCGACGTTGCGGATGCCAGTGTGCGACGGAAGGGTCAGAGGATAAGTGATCGCCATCAGTAGCCCATCCCATTGACGCTGCGCCGCTGTGCATCGAACACGGCGGCCTTGGTGCTTTCCACGATCTTCGGCAGCATGGCTTGGATTTCCGCACGGCTCACGCCAGCGCCGAAGCTGATGTTTTGCGTGACAGAAACGCTGTTGCCGCCGTTGACTGCCGCCTTTGCTTGCGGCACGGACAGCACGCGGCCTGCGCTCGAAGGCACAAACAACTCGCGGCCATGCTCACCTACAACAGAAGGCTGGCCAGCCATAAGCGCACCGCCTGATGCGCTGCCAGTGATACCAAGTGCGCCTCCAATTGCGCCAAGGATGCCAGAGCCACCTGTGGTAGCAGTTGCAAAAGAGCCAACAAGGCGCTGCACCACCAAGACCCGATACAGTTCCTTGATGATGTCTGCGGCCATAGACCTAAAGGCGTCCTTCGCACTCATAGTTCCATCGACAATGCCCATAAATGAGTTTTCCATCGATGACTGAATGGTCGATGAGATGTTTTCAAACTCTGAAAGCGTCAGGCCAAGGGCTTCAACCTGCGCTTTGTAGGCTTCCAAAGCAGCTTTAGATTTTTCGCGGGCGGCAGTTGATCTGCCCTGAGCCTGCGTATTGTCCTCAATGACAATGGTTTCCAGTTCGATCACTTCGGTTTGATCTTTGTGAGCATTTGTCACAGCGACAAGGTTTGCCTTTGCCGCTTCCGCAGCCGCCTCGGCATTTGCAAGGATTGACGAGTCTGGAATGCTTGCAACATTCGCCTCATAATCTCGAATCCTAGCAAGAGCCGCCTGAGTTTTGCCGACCTCGGAATAAGCGTCGGCGACTTCTTGAACCTCGCCCTTCAAACCTTTTGCATATTCAGTCGCAGAAACAAATGCACGATCAGCATTCATCTGGCCAAACAGGAAGTCGTTTGCAGCAGCCGTAAGTCCTGCAATGGCTTGCGCTGTTTCGATCAGGATCGGCGCAAGATTGATCAACGCAACGCTTAGGTTGGCGGAAATCACAGATGACATCGCATCCAGCTTATCGCCAGCCTCGGCAGCCTGCCGAATGATGTCTTCATCAATCACCACGCCCAAGGACTGCGCTTCTTCACGCATTTTTGCGAGTCCATCAGAACCCTCAGAAAGCATGTTGATCATTTTGACGCCGGATTTGCCAAACAGATCGGCGGCAAGTGTTGCGCGCTGCATTGGGTTTTCGACGGCAGCAATTTTGTTGGCGATCATTTCCAAAGCATTAGGCAATGGCACAGATGCAAGATCAGACGCGGAAAGGCCAAGTGCCTGCAATGAGTCCTTAGCCGCGCTGCCGCCGCCCGCTGCATCGCCAAGGTTCTTTGAAAGAACGACAAGCGCCTGCTGCAAGGTATCTTGCTGGATGCCGCTCATTTGAGCCGCGTATCGCAATTCTTGCAAAGCCGTCGTGGTGATGCCAATCGAGTCTGCCGCATCAGCAAGATCGCCCATGCGATCAGCGGCAGCTTTGACAGACGTGGCAAGCTGTTGAAAAACAGCCACGGCGGCCAAGCCTTGCGCTGCGACAGCCAGCTTGCCGAACATATCGCCAGCGCCAGACAAGTCCTTGTTGGCCTTTTGCGCGAACTTTTCAATGCGCCGCGAGTTTGCCGCCATAGCTTTGGCAAACTCTTTGTCCTTGGCGGCCAAGATGATGTTTAGCTGTTCAGCACTAATTGCCATCAACCTGCCTCACAAGTTCGCGGAATTGCTCCGCTGTCATCGCGTCATCACCGGGCTTCTTCGGCGCATGTGCATCATGCCAGCCTTGGAAAACAAGCCAAGCGTCTTTCGGGATCATATCACGGATTTCTTCAGGACGTAAGCCGATGACGATTCCGTTCTTTATCATCCCTCTGACGTTTAATCTGTCAACTGCTGGTCCTCTGGCGGCTTTTTTTTTGAGGCTTTTTCCATTTCTTCAGCCGTGTCTGGCATGAAAGCAATGCCGAGGACAGCCTGCGCGATCTGATAAAGGCGCAAGAGATCGGCAGGCGTTGCAGATGACAGCACCTTGTCGGCCTCTGAGTCTTTCATGCCGCCGCCGACAAGCCCCAATGCCAAAAGGTCTTTGACCTCAGTGCTGGTCGGCTTCTTGCCACGGCCGAAGACGCCTTCCCAGAAATCAAAAATGCCTCGGTGTTTGTCCTCAAACCGTTCAATCTCACGATTGCGGAGCAGGAAAACGTAAGAGGTGTCGCCGATGTATTCGACGACACCTCCACGCGGCGCTTCTGCCGTGATGCTCATTAGACAGCCGTGAACGTGACTGCACCAGTGCTGGACAGCGTAACGGAGTAGGTTACACCGCCTTCAGTCTCGCCGCCAAATTCCAGCGACTCGATGTAGAAAGCGCCAGCATAGGTTCCGAAAGCCGGAACGGTGACGGTGAAGTTGGCTTTGGCGTCTGCCTGCATTGCGACTGTGTTCATCCGCAATTCGGTGGCGCTGTCTTCAAAGAAGCCGTCGCCAGAAATCGAAACGCTTTTCAGGCCGCCGAGGTTTTCGGTCCACAGTGCGCCGCCGGGAGTGGTGCAATCCGGGGTGGTCACGTCGATCATGGAGTTGTTGATCGTCATGGTCTTGCTGTTCAGCCCGCAAAGGTTCGCAAAGACTTCCGGCGATGCGCCATCGCCAATCTTTACGAGCAGGGCGCGTCCAAGTTGTTTAGCCATGATGGCCTCCGTTTAAAGGGCTTGCCCAAGGCCCGTTGCTAGGCTCACTCGAGCAATGCCCGAAGCACGATCACAGCCGTATAGCCACGGCCATCAGGGTCTCTTGTAACACTGTGGGTCTGGAAAATCAATTCGACCAGCGTGAACCCGGTGACGGTCACGCTTGTCTCTTGGCGATGCAAAGCAGCCTGCACAGCCTCGACAATCCGCACCGCCTCGACCCGGCCAGACGCCGATCTGCTTTCGGCCTCAAGGCTGATATCGACCGAGACGCCGACAGTAGTGTCTGTGTCGGCAGCGGTGGGCGTTATGTCGCCAAAGCGCAGATATGGGAACGTGACGCCCTGCGGCGGCTCGTCATAGATGCGCGTCGAAACTAGCGTAGTCACACCAGCGTTTGCTACCAGCGCAGCCCGCAGACCTTTTTGCAGCGCAAGTGCAAAGCCGTCAGCCATTTGTCGCCTCCTTCAAGCCGCGCCGAATAGCAGACTTGATGCTTCTGCTGAACTTCGGAGCCTGCAATTTCTGCGCTGTGCGGATGTAAGGCTGCGCGGCTGTTTCACCGCGATTGCCTTTTTTGCGCCCAAACTCAACAGCCTTGGCTTTGATTTGCTTATCGCGTGCTGGCGGTGCGGCTTCGACCGAACCCATCATGCCTTCATCGCCGTATTGAGTAAATATCCAGCCTTTTAGTTGGCCAGACTTTACTGGCACAAGGCTGCGGGCCATCCTTGCCGCTTGCTCTGTGTTCAGCTTGATAGACTTAACAACATTGCGGTGGACGGCTTCAGGAGCGTCCCGCAACTGTTTTGCCAGTTTAGACGCGCCAGCAACTTTCACGCTGCCACCCCGCGCTCAAGCAGGAACTCAATCACCGCGTTCTTGCTGTCGATGTGCGTCACGTTTTTGATGGCCCAAGTGTAGCCACGGATGACAACGCGATCAGCAGCCGTGATTGCTCTTGTAATTGTGTCGCCACGGCAGCGCATGGTGGCCATCGCCACGTCGTTCAGCGCACCGCCTTCAATCATCTCTTTGCCGATCCGCTCACGCATGTCAGCCCAGCGCACGCCGTATTCAGACCATCCAGTGTAGACGTTGCCATAAGCATCAACAGCGCCTGCATCGAGGCGCTGGAATGTAGCACGCTCACCGAATGCGCCAGCCTTAGCCATACCAAGAATTCCGTTCGATGTTCATCATTTCCATGAAGCCATATGGCAGGTCTTGCATCTGCTTTTCCTGCGTCGTCTCGCGGTTTTCATACCAGTGCGCCACCAGCATCATCAGCCCGTGCCGAACAGTCTGCGGCACGCTTGTAGACGCATCTCCATATCCGATCACATATTCAATCTTGATGGCATCGTCGCGGGTCTGTGTGATCGGCCAAGCCTTACCTGTCTTTGGCGTGATCGTAATCCGGTTTGGCGTGCCGAAGACATTGAAGTCGGCCAGCGTTGCGGTCTGCAACACGCCGTCAATGTCGTAATACTTGATTGCCGAAACAGACTGCACCGGGCCAAGCGAGAGCATCACAGTGCTGGGGTTTGGCGCAAGCCACTCACCCCAAGTCTGCGTGATCATCGCACGGCCAAGCACGCCCTGCACGTCCACGAAGGCCACGGCGGCATTGACCAGCCGCTCAATAATGGTGTCGTCGTCGTTCCCCTCTACGCGCATCTGTGCCTTGGCCTCGGCCACGGAGATGGGCAAGGCGGCAGGCGCGGTAACGCGGACGAGGGAGAACTGCGGAGACAGCATCTGTTATTCCTTCACGGCTTTCTCAACAGCGGTCTTTTTGACAGCGCGTTCAACCTTGGCTTCGACATCAGCGAAGCCCTCAGCAATGCCTGCCTCAATGTAGCGTGCGGCGGTCTCATCGGCGCAATCGATCACGTCGCCCTTGTTGTGCGAGAAATCAATGCCAGCCATCGATGTGAGCAAACGAACCTTAGCCATGTCGGCCTCCTTTTGTGGGACGGGCGGGACCGAAGCCCCGCCCAGTTTTCAGATCAGGCCTTAGGAAGCGGCGGTGATCAGGTGCTTGACGGCAGCGGTGTTAGCCAGCACGCCGTCGAAGCGGATGTAGCCGAGGATGCCGTAGTCAGGAGCGAAACGCTCACGGGCCACGAACAGCGACGGACCACCGACCTTGCGGACGTAGAACTTCGACATGTCACCGAACAGCATGACCTTCTTGGCGGCAGCCAGCGAGTCCATTGCTTGGTTCACGACCACGTTGTAGCCGAGAATGTTCTGCGGGACGCCAGCCTGATAGTTGCCCATCTGCCAGAGGTAGTTGCCCTGACCGTCCTTCAGCTTACGGACAGCGGCGAGGGTGCTGTCGTTCATCATGATGGCGGTGTTGGGTGCCGAGCGGTAAGCCGGGTTGACCGAGTGGATCAGGTCGATGATCTCGTCGGCGGTCACGGCTGCGGTCGCGGCTGCGGTCTTGCCGAGCGTGGAGGTCGTAACGATGCCCTCAACGTCCGACGAACCCGAACCAGTGGTCAGCTTCGAGTTGGCGATGCGGCCCATGCGCTCGCCCAGCAGTTCGCCCAGCAGCGATTCCATGTTGAGGATGGAGTCGTTTGCCAGTTCATACGACCAACGCACCCACTCGGTGTCGAAGGCATATGCGCCGAGGGTCTTCTGGCCAAAGGTCACGTCCTTGCCGCCGTCGTCGGTCGGCTGGGTGCCTTCCGTGTGGGCTTCGGCAGCGACAGTGGTGTCGTCAACGGTCGGGATGTTGAACGTGTTGCCAGCCGTGGTGTTGATCACGGTGAACAGGTTCGAGTCGTACATCGGACCAGTGGCGATCATGGCCTTCTCAATGAAGGTCGCCAGTTCGGTCGGGACGGTGTAGCCGCCAGCCGAGTTGGTGCCAGCGGTCTGCGTGCGGAGTTCGTTGCTACGCAGAACCTGACGCACTTCGCCGTCCAGACCATCAACGCCGCCGTTGGCGATCATGGCATAGAAAGCCGAGCGGTAGTCGGTGGCAAAGCCAGCGTCCACGGCAGGAGCCGAGGTGCGCTCAGCGACAGGGCGCTTCGACAGGTCAACCGAGTGAGCAGCGCGGATAGCCGCGTCAGCCTTTTCCATGCGCTGGGCAACGCCCGACAGGCGGTCATGCTCAGCCATCATGGCGTCAAACTCGCGCTCGATTTCAGCGGCGCGGGCTTCTTCGGTCTTGTCCGTCACTTCTGCAAGTTTGGAACGGGCTTCCGTGGCGATACGCGCCATCTTCTCCCGCAGGTCTTTCACGTCAGCCATGATGGCCTCCTACATTGTGCCTTGCCCAAGGGCTGGGGGTTTGGGCCAACAGCGGGAGACCGCCGTTATTCTTCAGCCTCAAAATCCTTACGTTCCCATGCTTGGCAGGACCGCAGGTTGTGGCAGATAAATTCAAGTTTTTCGCACCAGCCGCGACCGCCAGCGTTGGTGTCGAAGTCATTGCGCGGGATATCTTCCATCGCCTTCAGCATTTCAGGCGTGTTGTTGAAGTATTCGCAATTGGCGCAGAGCTGGCGACGGGCTTCTGCCTCGTTGATGCTCCAGACATCAGCCATCTTTGCCCAATATTCTTGGTTCGCGCCGGGTTCATCAGACGCTGCTTCTGGGCCGAGGTTCCAGTTATCGATGGCGTTCTGGGTGTTGATCGCATTGACGCTGCCAGAAACGATCTCAGGTTGCGGCTCAGGCGGCACAAGATATTCGTTGCGGGCCTCAATTCCAGACAGCGTTGCTTTCATCCGCATACGGCGTGCAGCCTGCGACTTGGCCTTAGCCTCACGATGTTCCTGCAAAGACCGCAGAGCGATCTCGGTGCCGTCATAGGCAGGCGTGGTCACGATGGACACATCGAACAACTGCGCCTCTTGGATCGTGCGGCGCGGCGGGTTTGCCCGATCATCCCACTTTTGGCGGACAGGGCGGAAGGCGAAAGACATCTTGTCCAGATCGCCTCGCTTCATCTTCGGCACGATGCTGCGGACATCTGGGTCGGATTGGTCAAGCATGGCTTCCATGTAAAGTCCGCGCTGATCTTCTTTCAGCTTCAGCGTGCCTGACCGCGTGCGTGCCAGCGGCAAGCCTTCATGGTTGATCAGGAAAACCACGTCATCGCGCTTGATGGCCGCCTTGAAAGCCCCGCGTTCGATCATCTCGGTGAACATGCCACCGATGTTGGTTTCCTCGCCAAAGACGGCGGCATAGCCAGAAACCTTGATTTCGCCCGTTTCATCTTCGCGGATTTCGACAGGAACTCCACGGCGGATTTCTTTTTCAGACATGTTAAGCCCCGTTTGTTCCGGCGATTGTATCACAGCACGGCCTTCCTCGTCCACGGCCTCGTCTTCAAGGATGCCGTTGGCCCAAGACTGACCCGGATCACCGCCCCAAAGCGCCCACGCGATGCGGCCATTCGACGGATAGCCATCTTCGCCGGGACGGAAACCCTCGGCTTCCTTGTCAACTTCATGCCGCGCAAAGTAGCTGGCCATGCGCTGCACCGTGTCCATAGACAGGTCAACCTTGTTGGAGATATCCCGCGCACGGGCAATGCCAACCTCGGTGCCGCCGCGCCCAAACTCGCGCCGCCAATCTAGGCCACGCTGGGCCTCGTCAGCCATCGCATCGTTAGGCACTGGCATTAGGCGCTCCCGTGTTGGGCTGGCTGCCCAGCGGGACAGTTGCGCCTTGGATCAACAGATCGTCGCCATTCGGCATGGCTTCCATGTTCTCAATGGGGCGCACCTCGTTTGGCGTGCGGATGCCGTTTTGGATCGACGTTGCATAAGCCTCCATCCGCGACTTCAGATCGCCGCGCAGGAGGCCGTCCACGTTGAATTCCACATAGAAATCAGAGCCGCGCCCGAAGAACTTGAGGTTCATCTCCTGCTCGAACTGCTCAACCCACCGCTTAACGGTGTGCTTCACGAAGTGCAAATCCTGCTGTTCCGTGTTGCTGAATGTGCCGTGGGTCAGGTCTTGCAAGAACACAGGCGGCAGCGAGTAAATGCGGGCGATCTGTTCGATGCTGAACCGCTGCAACTCCAGAAGCTGCATGTCCTCTGGCGAGAAGCCAATGGATTTCAACTCATGGCCAAGAGGCAGCGCCATGATCGGGCGGCCTTCCTTGGCCAGCTTCAAGGTCGTGGCGGCCACGTCCTCAGATGCACGGTTGGCAGACGCGCCAGATTGGAACGGGCCTTGCAGAACGGCAGGCGGGATGCCGCCGGATTGGAAAGCCTTTGAGCCGTAACGGCTGGCCGCGATGGCCATTCCGATGGCGTCTTTGTTCTGCGAGATCGGCCCGCGTGCGTCCGTCATGTTCGCTTTCAGCATGAACGGCAGGTCAAGAACCTCGCTGGCCTCATAGACCTTTGCGTTGACCCGGTAAATCTTGCGGCCATCGATCAGGCGCTCAACGCGAACCTTGGTCGGGTCCAGCGGATATAGGTTGACGATCTGGCCCAGCGCGTTGCGCTCAATGTAAGTGACGGCACGCCCGCCCGTCAGAACCTGCTCGAATGAGTATTTGCGCCATTCGAAAGACGACATGTCCTCGTTGATCACGTCGTGCAGGATCAGCGACAACTCGCTGTTAACCTTTGACCGCCCGCCGTCAGCGTCCTTGCGGTAAACGTGCAGAGGAAGGCCGGCGATGGTGCCAGCGATGAAGTTGACCGCAGCCCAAACCGCTGGCACGCCCAGCGCCGTGTCCACGTTGACCGTGACGCCGGAGGATGCGTAAAGATCGCCCCAGCCCATGATCTGCAAGAAGTCATTCGCAGACACAGGCGCGGTCGGATTCTCCAGATTGCGGTTTTCCGCTTTGCGGAAGCGATCAAAAAAAGCCATCAGACCCGATCCATAAACGCGGTTTCGCGGAAAGATAACACATCAAAGCCTAAGCGTAAAGGAAGGGTCGTCCCACGGCGATGAGTGCGGGATGCCAGCATCGTGCGACTCGACACCCAAAGCCATCGCAAGGGCGACCACGCCGTCGATCCGGCCAGATGATTTGGCCTTGGTCAGCTTGCGGTCGCCTGCTGGGCTGCGCTCTGCCACCGCGTTGGCGGCGCACATGTTCATCACCGGGTTCGCGCCGTGCCTGATCTTGCGTTCAGCAACCAGCCGCTCCAGCTTGTCCACCGCCGGGGCCATGTCCTTAAAGCCCTGCCCAAACGGCTGCATCGGCAAGCTGACACCGATAGCATCCAGTTCCCGCGTGAAGTCATTGATGCGCCAGCGGTCGTAGGCCAGCAGTTGCAAATCGTATTGATCCGCCGCGTCGGCCACCGCCTGCGCCACGATGGCCGGGATGATCACAGGGCCGTCGATCAGCGTGATGAAGCCCTGATCCGCCCAGACATCATAAGGCACTTTGTCCTCTTTGGCCCTCTCACGGATGCCCTGCGCTGGCATGAAGAATTGCGGCACAACGTGATAGATGCCATCCTGCGGGAACACCATCACAAAGGCGGTCAAGTCTCGGCTGGCCGACAGATCAAGCCCAGCATAGCACAGCGCGCCCGTCTCAACCTCTGGCTCCTCGGCGTTGGCCTCCCATTCGCTGCGGTTCAGGAACGGGCTGGTCGCCTCAATGCGCTGATTCAGGAACAGCCAGCGAAAGCTGTTCTCCTTGGCGGGCAGGCGGTCTGCCTGTTTGGCGAAATCCTCAATGTCGGTCAGGCTGCGAAACTCGCCCAAGGCTGGATTGGCCGCCGCCCACGCTTTGCGGTCCATCACCTCGCAGCCTTCCGGCGCGGTGTAGACATGGCTGACAATCCGCTTGTCCTTGGCGTTCTTGGCGTCGTCCAGCCAAATGCTGAACAGGTCGCCGTCTGTCGCCGCCTGCGTGCTGATGGCGATCAGGAGCGGATCGTCATGCGCGCCCTGTGCGGTTTCGATGGCTTCGATGAAAGCATCGGTCGGCCCACGCACTTGGCCCACCTCGTCCAAGATCGCCAGCACAGGCGAAAGGCCGTGGGCCGTTCCAGCCTCCGCGCTGATGGCTTTGTATTCCACGTTCATCGGTAGGCCGATCAGCGATTTCTGCGACGGCACGATCCGCACAATCTTGGACAGTTCCGGCGAGAGCCTGACCATCTTTTCGGCCAACTTAAAAACAAGGCTGGCCTGATCCCGACTGCGTGCGCCGCTGATGATCTGGCTGTTCTGCCGTGCCTCCGGGCCGACGATGTGGGCAAGCAAGATCGCGGCGATCAAAGCAGATTTGCCGTTCTTGCGTGCCACTGAAAGGTAGGCGCGGCTGGTGCCTTTAGGATTGTCGTAAATGTCCAAGATGAACTTGCGCTGAAAGGCCATCAACTTGAACCGTCTGCTGACCAGTTTCCCCTCTGGGATCAGGCAATACCTTTCCACAAAGGCGCAAACTTTTTCACCGCGTGTCATGCGGCCTCTTTCTTCTTCGACCAGTGCAGCTTCATCGAAACACGTTTGATCGTGCGCTTGACGCTGCCCTCGCTCAAAGAGCCTGAGATCAGGATTGCGTCGAGGATGCGCTCCAGTTCGTCGGCCTCGTCATCTTGCAGAATGATCGTTCTCATGCGCGACCACCTGAGACGGTTTCAAAGGTTTCTCCCGTGGCCTCAAGCGTTGCCTGCTGCCCAGTGAATTCCTGCCACCGCTTGACGATCACGTCGCAATATTTCGGATCAAGTTCCATGAGGCGGGCGTTGCGGCCATGCTTTTCGCAGGCAATGGCTGTGGTTCCAGATCCGGCAAAGCTGTCGAGGACAAGATCGCTGCCCTTGGTGTTGTTCAGCATCTGATATTCAAACAACTCAACAGGCTTCATGGTCGGGTGTTCGCCGTTGCGCGAGGGCTTGTCAAATTGCAGAATAGTTGTCTGCTTCCTATCAGCAGCCCAAAGGTGTGCCGCGCCCTCTTTCCAACCGTAAAGACAAGGTTCGTGCATCCATTGATAATCTTGGCGACCAAGCACAAGGCTCGACTTCTTCCAAATTAAGCACTGCCGAACTGTCCAGCCTGCGTCCTTCGCAGCGCCCCGAAAATTATAGCCCTCCGAGTCTGCGTGCCAGATGTAGAAAACAGCACCAGCTTTCATTACCGCGTCCGCAGCAACATAAGCGTCTCGCAGGAACTGACGGAATTGATCGTCGCCCATGCTGTCGTTTTGGATTGTCAGCTTTTCCTTAGTGCCGCCCTCGTAGGCAACATTATAAGGCGGATCGGTCAACCACATGTCCACAAGCTGGCCGTCGCAGAGTTTTTGAAGGTGATCAATGCTTGTGCTATCCCCGCACATCAGCCGATGCCGCCCAAGAACCCACACGTCGCCTTCAACCGTCACGGGAACCGCAGGCACCTCTGGCACCGCGTCCTCGTCAGTCAAACCCTCTGTCTCTTCGGCCATCATTGCGGCCAACTCGTCATCGCTGAAGCCCATCAGTTCGCCAAACTCGCCGCCGAGATCGCGCACCTCGACAAGCAGCGCCTCCATGTCCCAAGACGCATTCAGGGCCAGCTTGTTGTCCGCGATGATCAGCGCACGCCGTTTGCGCTCGTCCATGCCCGTCACGACAATGGCAGGCACCTCCGTCATGCCCAGCTTGCGCGCAGCCATCACACGGCCATGCCCAGCGATCAGATTATTCTGCTCGTCGATCAGCACAGGGTTGGTAAAACCAAACGCCCTGATCGACGCGGCGATCTGCGCCACCTGATCATCGCTGTGTTCCCGGCTGTTTAAAGCATACGGGATCAGGTCGGCCACCGAGGCGACCTTGTGATCATAAAACTTGCTGTCCATCAATTTGCCCTCGGCATTGCTATCAGGTCTTCATCCTCAAATGATGCCATGACGTTGCGTGCGTCAACTGCTGTTCGTGCCGTCGCGTTGATTGTGCGCGGATCGGCGTGCATCTGATTCAGCGACATCGAGCGGATCACCGCAAGCTGCCGCCGCTCCAGCGTATCGATGACCGCAAGCAGCGGGTTGGCAACCAGCGTCTCCCGCTTGTTCTTGATCAGCACGCCGCTGCGATCCAGCGTTTCCTGATGCCTGCGGATGTCAGCCTCCATGCGGACCACCTTGGCCAACAGCAGCAGGTCCATATCCCGCCAATCCTCGCGTGCGCGCGCGCGGCTGAACTGATCCCAGATCACGCGTTCAAGATCGGTTCGCAGTTCGATGCCTTCTGGCAAAGGCACGCTGGACATGGCTCCGCTGAAGTTCTCCACGGCTGCCGTGACGCTGTTTTTGTCGCTGCGTAGCTTCTGGCTCACGTTGTTTCCCCGGTTTTTTCCGTAAACGCGTTAAAAGAAAAG